CTTTACGCCAATGCGGGTGAGACACGGCAGGAGGCTCCTAAGGCTAGAGCATGTCCACGTGGGAATCAGCACAGTAACCCAACTGTGCTTCTTGTGTGATCCCACGCACCCCCGTAATTGGAGGAATTGGCAACCGAGGTCGCGTACGTTCCCGAGCATCACACAACTCGGTCTCAGTGGCTCCTTCAAGCGGCGGCGGCTATCAAGCCATCCACTGCAACTTGTTCGGCGATATCCATGATCCCGTGCCCCACCACGCCAGCAGCAAGCATCGCCTGGTCCCACAAGGCTGTGGAACCGGCTTTGTACTGCACGTGGCCTGCGGCAGCAGGGTTGGAAAGTGCGAAGCGCACACGGTACTCAACTGTCACCTGGTAGATCAGGCCCACACGGCTTGGGTTGACGAACATGATGGGTGTCAGGCCCTTCGGCTGTCCGTCCGTTTCAGGGATTGCCCCGGACGTGTTTGCCCATGTGGTGGTGATCTTGGCGGCTGTTGAGTTCGAATGGACCAGGTGATGGAAGTTGGAAAGCTCGCTCATGTTGAGAGGAAAGGCACTGCCGATCACTCCCCTGAATGCTAGCTTGGCGGCAGACATGACCCGGGGCGTCATAAGCGAGATGTAATTCTGCGCGTAGTAGTCCCACGAATCTGTTGTGCTGCCGACTGGCAGTTGGGTGCGGCAGATGCCACCCCACACCATTCCAGTGGTCGTTTGCACGGCTTCTGGGTTCATGACTTGAACCGTCAATGCTGCTGGGACGAGCTGCGTGAGGTCGTCCAGCGCACGGAGCGGTGTCATGCTCAAAGCGATGCAGTTGTTGGTGGCGTTCACCGCCGAGGCGGCAGTCACCGAGGCCCTTCCAATGATGTTGGTCCATCCAAATTGACCGTTGCCCTCTTGGCACAGTTCGGGTCCGAACATTACCACACCAGCGTCACAATCATAATAATTGGTCAACCTGACCACGGTGTATGGCCCGGTTGGACGTGGCAGCGGTAGATGGTCGCGTAAAGTGGCGTTGAGGTAGCGGCGGATTTGGCCATTGCTGGGGTGTTGCGGGGGTTGCTTCTTGCGACCCCCGCCAAATGGCTGACGCGGCAGTCCCGCGACGCCTTGCGTGATACCCCTGAGCGCGCGGCTCGATTGCAAGTTGGCTTTGGCCGCCTGCATCTCGCGGCGAAGGATTGCCTGGTTGGCGCGCGCGTTGCGGCGTGCCATGCCCTCTAAGAATGCGGGCGTTAATTAAAGGCCCAACTCAAGGTTGGATAGGTCTGAGTGCGATCAAGTCAGCGGACGCGTTGGCCCTGCAATAAATTCTTGCCAACCGCAAAGTGCGGTCCCATCGTTTGTTGAGTCCCTGCAGGACGTATGTGTGAACATGGCCTCACCAACCACCATGCCACACCGTACGCGTCCTGCATGCCTCCCTGATCTTGTCAGGGTTTCGCGGGGCAAGCCGCGGAGTCCGTAGTCATTTACGTGTATGCCTACCCAACCCCTGCACCTCTTCGGGCATCAGTACAGGGACCAGGGTCCGCGCCGCAAAGTGCAAGCGCGCCACAGCATTGCAAAAAGTCGCAATTCTTGCTGATTCCACATGGGCTACATCGTCACGAGTTTCACAGCGGCTAACCTGTAGGGTGCGGGAATCAACCCCCTCGTGTGGCCTTCACGTTGTGCCTCCCGGTTCGAGGTCAACTATGCTCAGCGTCCCCAGATGGCAGGAACGACAGAAGGAAAAAGTGCAACGGATTGGCAGGTGGATCACTGCCTTCACATAGCCCCGGCCGCTGGGGTTCCAGGCAGCGGGTGGAGTGGAAAACGTCCCCGTGGCATCAGCATCGGGACTACTCCAGGTAGCTATGAACGTTACTTACACCGCAAAATGCGGTGCCGCGACTTGGTACGCCGGATAACCGGCCCGCCTAGTACAGCTAACTAGGCGGGTGAAACATCTTGCAAGGTCGGGGTGCTCGCGACCGACCCTAAGCCCGGAGGCTTTCGGGAAGGGCCGCGAGCAGGGAGGCGCCCTCAAGGCTTGCAGGCCACATCTTGAAAGTTGTGGCCTCGTCTTCACTGACGGGATACCCGAGCTTCGTCAAAAGCTCGAGCCCGTCGTCCTGGTGGCTGTCGCGGAGGGCGTCTACTAACTCACAGTACGCCAGACCATCGTCCGACTTGTGGCCGTAGAGCGCCATCTCCGTTTCACGATCAACCTTCTCCGGTAAGTTGGCCTCAGCGGCCCACAAATCGGCGAGTTTGAGAAAATGCTGACACAGCATGCCACACTTCTTGTTGGCTTGCGCTCGTGCCAGCATCGCATCCCGGCCCACCTGGGCCCGGCCTGCGTCACTCTCGATGGCCACGCGCGATGCGCTCACTCCTGAGGCGCGCATCGCACGTACGGGATCCGGTAGATGATCCCCTGTGAGGCCTAACTCGTCGACTCCGAAGATGAAGCCGGTGAATTCAGCTGTATTCTTTCCGAATATCAGCTTCATCTCGAACCCGCATCGTGTCCAGAACGACTTGATCTTTCCGATCAGTGGTGCCGGTAACTCATCAGTACCGACGATTGAGTCATCGCCTTCAAAGAAGGCGTGAAACCAGCGCTGCTTTCCTTCGCTGTCAACCCCGTTCATACAACGCGGGTTGGCAAAGCAGCCAGGGTCCTTGAACACAGAAGAATGCCACAATATGAAGTTAACGAGCCAGTTCAGGATGCTCGTGCCTCTGTGGCCTGACCTTCTTATCGCGTCGATCTTGGGACGGTAAGTGTCCCGCTTCGTCCTCATGAAGAGCTTCAGCGTGTCGGCTTTTCCAGCCTTCTCATGCTCGGCCAACCAAACGGCCGGGATGATACACGTCTCCATGAGACGAGCGGTCACGTGCTCTATGATAGGGTTCTCCGTGATCCCACGGATTTCCTTACCACAGCGCGCGTCCCACGCGGTGCCATCGCCTTCTACGATGGCGGTCTTCTTCTTGTTCGGCCTACGCAAGGCATTAACCACGTCTTGCATCGCAGCTTCTTTGCTGCGGTGCTTGATTGATTTGCCCTCAAAGTGCTTGAAGACAATGTCTTCGATGCACTTCACAGTCAACAACGCCATCAGTTGTCCTGGGTCTCCATCCGCGATGAGCACTCTGGGCGGCTTGCCCTTCGTCATCGTCTCCGCCTTGATGGAGCCAGTAAACCTATATCCTGGCGAGATGTCGGTCAGCAAATTGGCGACAGACGTTTCGAAGCGTTTGTCGGTCCATTTTGCTGACTTGCACTCGAGAAGTTCAGCGTGCTCGGCACACCACTGGTCGATGTTCTTGTCACAGAACAGACCTGGGGTGTGGTTCTTCCCTTTGTTGTAACCCTTGAGGAACGCACCGACAAGGCTGCCGATGCGTGCTTTATCCTCAGGGGTCGGGATGAAGGGGAGCTTCTTCTCGACCATCCTCTTGTTGATGCCGTGCTCCAGGCATGCTGGAGTGTTAGCGTAGATGACGGGAGCCCCGTGCGGGCATGGTCCGATGATCCGTCCCCGGATCTTCTTATCTTCGGCGTCGTTCATATCGACGCCGTAGACCATGCCGCGCTCGTCAACGTGGCTCACGTCATTGGTGCCCTCCTGGTCCTCCGCCATCGCACCTCGGGCATTCGCGTCGTCGTCATCGTTCCCTCCGTTGGGCGGTTCTTCCGCTTGAGGGGGCGTGGCGTCGTCGGGAGTGTCCTTCTCGCCCTTGGACTTCGTAGGGCGGTCTGGTGTGATGCGGCGCTCGGTGGCGACGCGTTCCCATCGGGAACAGCAAGGCAACGGCCCGCCCCCAGTCTTCACGTTCCTCCCAGAATAGAGGGCGCTCATGATTGTGGGGCTGACCTGCTTGAGGTAGTGGTGGTCCGTGCTGCCAGTGTTCCACAACCGATTAGCGACCTGTTGGAAAGTCGCTGTGGTTGTGGCTGCCTTAACACCCGGCGTGCAGACTGCCATAGCGAGCGGCTGCGTCAGTTTGGTGAACTCTTCTTCCGTGTACACCACTCCAACGAGACGAGGCTTGGATTGGCCGAGTAACCCGGCCAGTAGTCCGCATGGGGAGTTCAGTGCGCAGCTTGAACACTCTTCAAGCCAGCACTGGACCAACCAGTCTCCCTTGCGCGCTCTGAGTGCTGTGAGTGCCAAGGCATCACAGCGTGGACAAACGGTGCGCGCACCCACTGCCGCCTGTCCAAACATGTTCGGTTATAGCAAGTCGACCTAAGTTAACTCCGCGGGACGAACTACCCCCACGCATTCAAATCGGAACCCACGCGCGACACGTGAG